AAAGGTGACGCCAGTGTTGCCGCCGATGAACTAGGCGAAATAGAAATAAATTTAGAGGAAAACGATGCAGACTAAAGGCTATCATGTCATAGCAGACGTTTGGTTAAACGAGTACCCAGAAGACAATATTGCTGACGTGCAATTAGGTATTGGCGAAGCAATAGAAGAATATTTAACTATTGTAGGTTTCAAAGACCACCAGTTCAATGAACAAGCATTTACAGCCGTTTGGTTGTTAGCCGAAAGTCATTTTAGCATTCACACTTACCCAGAGCGCAATTTTGTTAGTTTAGATTTATATACTTGTGGAGAACGCGCCGCATCAACTTTGCAAATAATGGGTGACATAATGGGCAACTTTAATGTAAAAGAAGCAAGCGTAAAGGTAATTAATCGTGGCTAAATTAAGCGTTATGCAAATGTGCGCTATTACCAAGGTCGTTTACTGCATAAATCATAGTGCGGGTATCTTGGTAAGTGTCAGCATACGCAATAGCATCGGCATAATTAGTAAAGTCGTTCCTAGTACGGTTGCGGCCAAAGCCTCGTACTGCCGTAAAATATATAGCGGTGTCAAAACAAAATTGGCTATGTGTGTCTTCAAAGTGCATTGTAATACTCCTTATTGCTGTAAACTATACTATAACAAAACGTAAAGTATGTCCAGATGGAAAATAAAAAAAATTTAGGTGGTAGGCCAAAAATAGTTTTAACAGACGAACAAAAGCGTGAAGTTGAAACATTAGCGGCAGTTTTAACAACAGAACAAATAGCTGATTATTTTGGTATAAGTAGGCGTGTTTTTTTTGATATTTTAGATAGGGATGAGGAAGTTTCTGCACTATATAAAAAGGGAAAAGCTAGGGCTGTTGGATTTGTGGCGCAAAATTTAATACAAAAAGCTCGGTCTGGTGACTTGGGCGCACAAATATTTTATTTAAAAACTAGAGCAGGGTGGAAAGAAACACAACGCATTGAAGGGGCAGGCGACACAGGCGAACACGTTATAGCTTATAAGTGGTTGGACGATGACGACGAGGACGATTAACTACCGCCCCCGAAAGCTAGTAAGAAGTTTTCACAAACGCCAAGAAAGATTTGCTGTAATTGTTGCCCATCGTAGGTTTGGCAAAACAGTTGCGGCTATAAATGATTTAATTAAAACGGCACTTACTACAGAACGTAAAAATGTGCGGGTCGCTTACATTGCGCCGTACTACAGACAGGCCAAGGCTATAGCTTGGGACTACCTGTTAGAATATACAAGAGATGTTGAGGGTGTTGTTTACAATACTTCTGAACTTCGTGCGGACTTTCCAAATGGGGCAAGATTTAGGTTGTTTGGGGCTGACAACTACGATGCAATGCGTGGTTTATATTTTGACAGTGTTGTACTAGATGAGCCTGCCGACTTCCCCGCAAACGCTTGGCCAACGGTTATAAGGCCATCTTTAGCAGATAGACAGGGTAAAGCTACATTTATAGGAACACCCAAAGGTAAAAATGAATTTTGGGAAATTTATAACAACGCACAAAAAAGCGAAAGTTGGTTTTGTGCTATGTATAGAGCAGATGAAACAGGTATTTTAGAAAAAACTGAATTAGAAGAAGCAAAACAAACAATGGGCGAAGATAGGTTTGCTCAAGAGTTTCTTTGCAGTTTTGAAGCGGCAATACAAGGTTCTTATTATGCTGTAGAAATGAAAAAAGCAAAAACAGAAAAAAGAATTACCAGTGTTCCATACGACCCCGCATCAAGTGTAATTGTAAGTTACGACTTAGGAATTGGCGATAGTACCGCTTTGTGGTTTGCACAGTTTGTTGGCCAAGAAATACATTTAATAGATTATTACGAAAATAATGGTGTAGGTTTAGACCATTATGCAAAAGTGTTAGATGAAAAAGGTTATCATTACGAAGCGCATATTATGCCCCACGATGTTAGGGTAAAAGAATTAGGCACTGGCAAAAGTCGTTTAGAAACTTTAGATAATTTGGGAATAAGAAATATTGAAATAGCACCTAGGTTAAGTATTGATGACGGCATACAAGCTTCTAGGTCTATGCTTAACAAATGTTGGTTTGACGAAAAAAAATGTGAGCGTGGTATCGAAGCATTGTTGCAATACCGTAGGGAGTTTGACGAAAAACTAAAAACTTGGCGTGGCCGACCCCTACATGATTGGACTTCACACGGCGCAGATAGCTTTAGATATTTGGCTGTTGGCTATAGGCCAAACATAGATTGGGGCGAACCAATAAAACGCAATCTAAAAGGTATAGCCTAATATTATTTTATATGTTATAGAGATTTTTATAGGAGGGCGGTTATGGCTAAAAAACCAGTTTGGAAAAGTAAAAACCCTAAACCTAAAAGTAAGCGGCGAAAAATGACCAAAGCTGAACAAGCTAAAGCCAAACGCACCGCAAAAGCGGCAGGCCGACCCTACCCTAATATGGTTGATAATTTACGCGCAATGAAAAAGAAAAGGAAAAAGTAATGCCTATGGGTAAAGGAACTTATGGAAGTAAAAGAGGAAGGCCACCAAAGAAGAAGGGCGGTAAGAAAAAAGGAACTAAGAAAAAATAATGGCTTACACTAGCTTGATTGATATGTTTGACGGCGGCGGCGCAGGCCGTTCTGGTGCAACATTTCAAGGTGGTGGACTATTAAGTGCATTAGCAAACAGGTTTGCCAAGCCTATTGGTTATCAGCGTAGAACCTCAGAAAACCTGTCTAACATGATTAACCAGTTACAAAGCGGTGGAATGTCAAACAAATCCATTCCCAATATTATTGATATGACTGGGGAAGCAGAAGACTTGTCAGGGGTTGGCATACCAGAAAAAATAAATGTAAGTGAATTAGATGATATATCTTTTAAAGAATTTTCAGAATTAGCTGTGCCAGTTTTTGAAGAAAAAGGAGTGACTCCAACTTACGATGATTTATTGAGAGCATATGTTAATTATCTAAATAGGCCATAGTATGGCAAAAGACCCTAGACTAAAACGTGCAGGAGTTAGCGGATACAACAAGCCAAAACGTACCCCTAGCCACCCTACAAAATCTCACATAGTTGTTGCAAAAGAAGGTAGTAAAATAAAAACTATTCGCTTTGGGCAACAAGGAAAAACTGGTGATAAAACCATGACTAAACGAGCTAAGTCATTTAAGGCAAGACACGCTAAAAATATCGCTAAAGGCAAAATGTCAGCGGCGTATTGGGCAAACAAAGTAAAGTGGTGATATAAATGCCATTATCAAATTATACAGAATTAACGGCAAGTATAGCTGACACGCTAAACAGAACTGATTTAACGGCAGTAATACCAGATTTTATAAAACTAGCTGAAGCGCAATTAAGTAGGGATTTAAGGCATTGGCGCATGGAAGACAGGGCGACGGCCACTGTTGACACGCAATATACTGCTTTACCTTTAGATTTTATTGCGCCTATTAGAATAACAATACCCGCTAGTCCTAGCCATACTTTAGAATTAATTAGCCCTTTTGATATTTCAAAAATGCGAATGGAAAACTCAGATAATCTTGGTCGGCCTGAGTTTTATGCGGTTGTAGACGGTGCATTTGAAGTTTACCCAACGCCAGATGCCGATTACACCGTAGAACTGGTATATTATGAAAGCATACCTGACCTGTCAGTAAACAATACTAATTGGCTTTTAACGCATTATCCCGATGCCTATTTGTATAGTTCTTTGCTTCACAGTTCACCATATTTACAAGAAGACCAAAGAGTAGCAGTCTGGAACACGTTGTATCTAAACTCAGTTTCTGCTATAAATTTAGAAGGAGAGCGGGCTAGAACATCAGGTTCGGGTCGTAGAATACAAATTAGGAGCTATTAAATGGCAAGTTTTACAAAAGTAAATGACTTTGTGGTCAACCTAGCTAATGCGATGGACATGAACGCAGACACGTTCAAAGTTGCGCTATCTAATACAGACCCAACATCAGGAACAAGTGTAGTCACTGACGGAAACGGTGTTTTAGCAAACTGTACTGAAATAAGTTACACCAATTTATCTGACAGAACATTAGCAAACGTCACAAGCACACAAACAGGCGGCACTTATAAATTGTCCGCTGACGATAAAGTGTTAACTGCGTCAGGTGGTTCAGTCGCGCCTTTTAGGTATGTCGTTATTTACAACGATACACCTACTTCACCCGCTGACCCAATCGTTGGTTATTACGATTACGGTTCGTCGCTTACATTAAATGACGGTGACACTTTTACTATTGATATTGGCACAAACGGTATCTTAACGCTTACATAATAGGAGAACATCATGGCAAAACTATTTAATAGAGCCAAGATGAACACCTCAACGACTGGGGCGGGAACCATTACGTTGGGCAGTGCAGAAACAGGCTTCCAAAGTTTTGCTGATGCAGGGGTCGCAAATAGTGATGTTGTTCAATATGTTATAGAAGACGGCTCAAGTTGGGAAATAGGAACTGGAACTTATACAGCTTCGGGAACAACGTTGTCGCGCTCTCCTACTGAAAGCAGTGGCGGCGGAAGTGCGTTATCTTTAAGCGGTAGTGCAAAAGTTTCTATTACTGTTGTAGCTGATGATTTTAAAAGGTTACAATTAGCAGGGGCTACAAAGGCTGAGGCGACTTCTGGCGGTTTAAATGTAACTGGAAATATTGTTGTCAGTGGCAATGTTGACGGTAGAAATGTTTCATCTGATGGCGCAAAATTAGACGGCATCGAAGCGAGCGCAACGGCTGACCAAACAGATGCAGAAATAAAAACAGCGTATGAAAACAACTCCGATACAAATGCTTTTACTGATGCTTTGCAAACTAAATTAAATGGTATCGAAACTTCAGCAACTGCTGACCAAACAGCAAGTGAAATATTAGCAAAACTTTTAACAGTAGATGGACCAAGTTCTGGTTTAAATGCTGACGTTCTTGATGGTTTAGATAGCGGCCAATTTTTAAGGGCTGATGCGGCTGACACTGCCTCTGGTGATATTACGTTTTCGGGTGGTGGAGGAGCAATTACAATAGCAAATGGAAGCGATATTAGAGGACCTACTGGCTCTGGTTGGACAGGTGAAGCAAATAAAATACAATGGCACGCAAATCATTTGTATTTGCAAACAAACGCTACTTTTTATTTTAGAAATATCAGTGGCGCAAATCATTGTTCTATTAATAACAGCGGAACCCTAACTGCATCGGGAAATGTTACCGCTTATTCAGATATACGGCTTAAAAAAGACATTGTTACAATAGATAATCCTATTGATAAAATTAAGCAAATGCGTGGTGTGTACTATAAAGAAATAGAAACAGACCGTCCTAGAACTGGTGTAATTGCACAAGAAGTCGAAAAAGTTTTGCCAGAGGTTGTACAAGACCATGAAGAAGTAAAACCAGAAACAGGCGAAACAACAAGCACTAAAGCAGTGGATTACGGCAACATGGTTGGTTTGCTTATTGAAGCCATAAAAGAACAACAAGATGAAATAGAGCGACTAAGAGCTATAATTGAGGGCTAAATATGGCGTTACAAAGCAGTGGAGCAATATCACTATCACAAATTGCGGCTGAATTTGGTGGCTCTGCACCTCACTCACTAAGCGAATATTATGGCGTGGCATCAGGTGTTCCTTCAAGCGGAACAATAAGCATGAGCCAATTTTATGGTACTGCAAATGCGGCCTATGTTTACGCTACTGGTGGAAATGTTTCACAAAGCGGTAATTACAGAACGCATTACTTTTATAGCAATGGTTATTTCAATATAACAAATGGTGGTAACAGTGCAGGGTCGAACACAGTTACATATTTAGTCGTTGCAGGTGGCGGCGGTGGCACTGGCATTGGTGGCGGTGGCGGTGGCGGCTATAGATACGGCTCTAAAGTCGTTAGCGCAGGGAATAATTATATAAGTATTGGCGGCGGTGGTGCTGGCAGAACTTCAAGTTTCTATTATCAAGCAGGGGGTAATGGTGGCAATAGTTCTGCTATAGGTATTACCTCAACTGGTGGCGGTGGTGGTGCATCGACAGAGCCAACCTACTCAGCTGGAAGCGGTGGCTCTGGTGGCGGTGGTGGTTTCGATACTGGTACAGCAACATACTATAACGGTGCTAGTGGTATATCAGGTCAAGGTCATGGCGGCGGTCGTGGTCGTAGATTGTCTGGCGGTGGCGGCGGTGGTTCAAACGGTAGCGGTCAAGATGGATATGCAAGAGGAAACAACTTAGGCGGTGTCGGCGGTAGCGCACGTTATCATTTTGGTGGTTATAGAGGTGGTGGTGGCGGTGGTACTAGTTGGACAACAAACATTGCTTCTGGCTCTGGCGGTGGCGGCAATGGTGGTGGACTTAATAGCCCGCCTCCTTATCCAGGAAGTAGCAACACTGGCGGCGGTGGTGGTTCAGGTTGGAACGGTGCGGCGGGACGTGCAGGCGGTTCTGGTATTGTTATTCTTCAATATAGGTTTCAGTAAATGGCACACTTTGCAAGACTTGAAAATAACATTGTTACTGACATAGTTGTTGTTGATAACAACGATATTATAGGTGCAGATGGAAACGAAAGCGAAGCCGTTGGTATCGTTTTTTTAAAAGATATGTTTGGTCAAGATACTGTTTGGAAACAAACAAGTTACAACGATAATATTAGGCAAAGATATGCCTCTATTGGCGATACTTATAACGCAGATATAGACGCCTTCGTTTGCCCAAAACCTTTTGCTTCATGGACAATGAACAGCGAAAATGGAGAATGGGAGCCACCCATAGAAAGACCACCAGATACCGAAACGCATTATCATTTGTGGGATGAAGAAAATCAGCAATGGGTTCAATCAAGTTTTGTTGAGTAGAAAGAAAATTAAATGTTAGGATTTTCCCCATTAGGTACAACAGCATTAGGCGCACCTACTGCTAACGAAGCATATACACTGCAAGTCACAAGCGGAACTTTTACGCTGTCTATGCAGGGTGCGGCTAAATTAATTACTGATATTTATCCTAGTGGAACATTTACGCTTAGTGGTCAATCTGTTGGATTAAGTGCAGGGCGTCCATCTAATTTTACCGCAGGGTCATTTACTTTAACTGGTCAAGACATAACTTTCGACCAAAACTTTGGGCTAATTATAGATAGCGTTTATAATAACGCATCATTTTCCTTAACTGGTCAAAATATAGTTTTTGATACTGGTTTTGGTATGGTAATTGATAGCGGTTCTTTCGCTTACACTGGCCAAAGTGTAAATCTTAAAAAGGATATGAACATATCCGCAGAAACAGGCACTTTTACCCTAACAGGCCAAGACGCATTAAAGGGTGTAAGCGATGTAATTAGCCAAGGGGTGTTTACTTACACAGGGCAAGCCGTAGACATGACTGTTCAACGGCATTTGGGTGCAGACAGCGCAAGTTTTACATATAGCTTTAATGAATTTAAAATTAGAGGTTGGCTAACGCCTAATGTTCCCGCTGAAATATGGACGGATGTAGCCTAACATGATATGCTCTAATAAATAGGAGAAAAAAATGGCAATTAGTATTTCAAAACCGACTATCGGGGGTAGTGAGGGAACTTGGGGTCAAACAATCAATGATGCGTTAGATGTTATTGTAAACGCCGCTAACGGTACGTCAGGCACGACTGCGCCAAATTTAACAACAATAACGATTAACGGTGTTTCTAGTAGCGTTACAGCCGCAGAATTAGATTTGCTCAACAGCTTGAATACAAGTGGTAGCGTTATGCAAAGTTTCGTTTTAGAAGATGGTGACGGAACAGAAGTTTCTATTACCGAAGGTAAAGAAGTTAAGTTTGT